GTGGCCTTGCGTGCTAAAAAAACACCCTCATTGCGTGATCCCTTGCTGCTATTGCATCGAGTACAACATGACACGAGGTTATCGTAAGCGATTGGATCTCCGCCTTGAATGATGGGAATGACATGATCGACAGTAGTTGCTGGCATCTGACAGTAGAAGCAAGTCCATTGATCCCTAGCTAGTACTTCTAAGCGCCTAGCCTTATAGGCTCTAGTCCCTCGAGGATCTCCACGCTTGGTACTCATTGCCATCCCTTAGTCTTTAGATGATGCAATGCACCACAGTAGTTAGGCTCATCATACTGTGTCACACCATAGCGATGTGTTACATAGTGCCAATACCACCACCATTGCTTAACAGTACTGGCATTCTTTAAGCTCTTAGACTTACCCTGATATAAGCCGTAATGACTACCATTCTTGGCTTTAGGATTCCATCTTGATTCTCTATAGACAATGTCGTTATGACATGCTTCTTGCTTATCCGTGAGTTGATACCTGGCTAATTGTTTAACATAACCAATTGCTTTGTCATTCGCCTGTGCATCTAGGGGCATTGCCATAGATAGAGATATCCCAATAGCGAGTGCTACCACGCGAGCTAGCCCTATCGGGCTCGCGTTGAGCCCCTGATGGGCTCTAGCGCTGAGAGTACCATGCGTGTCAATTACATTCATATAAGTCCTGTTCAGAGCGGTGTGTCGTTATCTGTTGTCTGTAGAATAGAATCCTGATCCCTTGAAACTTACTCCAATAGAGCTGTAAACCTTATGCATAGGTGAGTGACAGAATGGGCATTCCAAGTCATGCGGTTCGCTGATACTTAGCCACTCCTCGATGCGTGCATTACTCTCACACTTATCGTTGTCACACTCGAACTCATAGGTTGGCATCTGGATCACTCTGACACATTCTGCATGTCTGTGTGAACGCCCATGCGCCGCACATATTGCATCTCATAGGTTCCAATTGTCTCAGATTATCCTTAAAATCCCCGTAACCTGCCTTCAGCAATAGATCGACCAAATCACCAAGCCGCATAAAGGCCAAATAGTCTTGAGGACTACTTTCTCCTTGACCATTTAAGCGACACACCACGATGGGCAAGTCTTTTGACTTGCTAGCTCTTTTGGTGACTTGATCGATCCATGCTTTAGGCTGGAACGCCGATCTAGCTTTAACTTCCATGTCGAACGGGACATGTGTTATATCTTTTCCAGCCCCTCGACCGATATCTGCATGTGGCCACCACTCCGAAAGGTAACGTGCGACCACACGCTCGGTCGAGAATCCTCGATACTTACGGCTTTGTGAGGCCATTGACAGCGTGACACTTAGCGCATGACCAGCTCTTACTTTTAAGGTTTACCTTGATGTCTTTGTAAGGTATTGCCTCATTACATAAGCAGCATCTAGTCGTGAATGTAAATTCTTCTAAGATTGCAATTACTTCCTTAGATCGATGAATCTCATCCTCTGTAGGGAATGACTCCCATTCGCCGTCTTGATTCATCCATTGCAAGCGTCCCATTATGCCCTCGCCTTCTGGCGCTGCCATGCGCCCTCTTTGTTTATTTCGTACCAGATAACATCGTTAGGCGATTCGCATCGACCACCTATCTCACCTGTCACAGCTGCTTTGCACTTCATATGACCCCATGGCTTGCCAGCCTTTGTCGTGCCTGTCTTCCACATCATCTCACCATGCTTGCAATGAGGGATATCCTTCTCTGTCTGGCCGCCAATGATCTCTTTCACCATCGATACAGCTTCCCCCATTGTGGGCGGCATAGTCGCTGGCTTGATAGTCCATGGATCTTCTTCCTTTACTACTGGGATGTAAGTGCCGGACGTCTCGGCCATCTTTGCTTTGACTTCATCAATGACTGCTTTTGCTTCTGTCATCTTTGCAACCTTCGCCATTTCTTCTCGGCTTGGTCTTTTGCCTTTTGTTGCGTAGCCAGCCGAAGCCAGCGCACGACCAATCGCAGATGTTTCTGCATTTTCAAGAGCAGAAGTAGCATTAACTCCACGCCCCGATATCGTCTCTTCCGCGAGCCCAGACGACCAAGCAAATTGATCGACTTCAGTTCGATAAATATAAGCCTGAACGATAAAGCGTGTAGCAGACGCTTCAATAATCTTAGTATCAATACGGCCATCTGGATGATCCTTCCAAAACTTAATTAAACGTTCTTCGACTGTTTCATAATCTTCAAGATTAAACATAGTTCTCATCCTTTTCTGTAATTAGTTCGCAAGCTAGAGCAAGGTAAGCACACGCGTCGATATAGGAGTCAATGTGATCTGCTGTTTCTTGTAATCTGGCAAGTTTAACTTCGACCATTGCCAGACATGCTTGATGGTCTGAGATTGGTACTTCAAGCATTTGCTGGAGTCGTAGTGCGATTCGAGTCTGATTGATACGAGGATGACCATATATTCGTCCTCGGTCTCCAATGATGTCAGTAGCTGATAATAAGACTTCATTTGCTTTCACACTCGCACCCTTTCTTTGGTCTCGTAGTAATCTCGGACTGCCTTCCGGCCTTTGAGGTATCCCACGCGAATGCCGACAATACGGCCTAGATGAAAATATAGTGCTGATAAGACAATCATGGCAACCAAGTCGCCTAGTGATGGATCAAACATTAGGCCACCTCAACTTCTACAATATGTAGAGGCACTAGCCAGTCGGTCTTGGCCATTCGCTGCATTTCCTTTTCAGCCAATTTCATCGAAACATGAAAAGTGGCATTAGGCTCTGGGCTTACGCTGCCACCTGAGATATTGCGAAAGATAACCGCATGGGTAAAAACTTTGCTTTCTGACTTGCGTGTTAAATCATATTCTTTAGTCTTAAAGATTGTCATTTTGCTCCCTTTATGAACGCCCTTCGTTCATGGGATAACTGTCTCACGCCCTAAGGGGGAAAAGTCAGATATTTAGATAACGATATGGTAACGATTCTACGTCGTCGATGTGATCATCAATGTCTCGATTAAGCTCGTTATCTAGGTCGTCCATAGCGCTTGCCTGAGACTACGAAAGTCCCGTCCTTCTCAAAGTAGATAAGATCAACTTGAACGTTCTTGCCCTCGACGTACATGATAGCGAATGCCTGTTGCCAGTTAGCCGATCCCTTTGTGTAGGACGCCTTGCTAAAGTCCATCAGGTTGCCTACTTCTACGCCATGCAGAACACGCCCTATACGGCCACCAGAGGCCTCTGAAAAGGACGATCTGCCTGCCCTGTGAGTGTGCCCTGAGATGACCGACTTGCCATGCCTACGAGCCGCCTCAAGGGCTGAGAGACCGCCTTGAGACTTGATAGGGGTGTGATCGCCATGGACTGCAATCCAGTTAGGCGCGATATTGTAGGGCTTCTTATGAAAGGTAATCCCTAGTTCATCAAGCTGCATAAACTTCTCGAACCTAAGTTCCGGCAATGAAAGGAATGAAGGGATCTTACGCATGATTTGTGTGTATAAGCGGTCTGTGTGATTAGACCTGATCATCTGTGTTACTTGGAGATCGTAAAGTACCTGAACAGCTTCATCGCGATCATCTCCCAAAGTCTGTTCATAAGCTTCTGGCGTCCCTTCTGACCACTTGCTAATCGTGTTGAAATCAATCTCATCGCCAATAGTGACGACTTCATGCGGCTTAAATTTATCTATGAAACTGGCTAGATTCTTGACTGCGTGTCTATCGTGGAACGGCACTTGAAGGTCGCTCACTATGACTATTCGCTTCATTTAATCCTCGTCGTCATCCTCATAAGGTAAGCGATCCACTCGGTCAGGGATCGATGGCAGTATCCAGTCAGGGTAAGAGTCTCGATCAGAGATAATTGCTAGACAGATGTCGACTGCGAATCCTGCCCTGCGTAGTGCGCGATACATCTCATGCAGGCTTATAGCCCATGCATCTAGCTGTGAGTAAGTATCAAGATCAATTACTTTCTTTCGTGCCATGGCAAAAATTATCGCTCTAAGAGGATAAGAAGGATTTCATCGACACGCGAATTGAGTCGCTTAATTTCAGCCAGTAAATGATTGATGACGAAGCCACCAAGCGTTCCAATGATGCCTAGGCTTGCAAGGTAAAGAGTAAAGAAATCCGATTGTGTCATTCTTTGCTTACGCCGAATGATGCATCTTTAGGATTGAGCCATCGCAGAATGACAGGTGCTACTGCTGCGGCTCCAGCCATTGCTAACGTCTTAGGATCTGTTACGCCTGCCATGTATAGCGCAAGGGCAGCGGCCAAGAATGATCGAGCCCATGATGCTGCTAGTGATTTTACTTGTTCCATTTAGTTTCCACCTATCATCGGGATATTAAAGAATGAATTGTCTTCGTCGCCCTTAATAGTGAAGCTGATATGCGCGTGATGATTATGCTTATTGATCCCATCATAAGGACGCCAAGCCCAAGCCTTCTTAGATGAGGCGATCCGGCCATCGAAGATGATGTAACTGATCCGCGTATTGCCAGACTTTGCAGCGGCTCGAATCTGATCGACCAAGTCAGGCATGAGATCGGGCTTTCCCTTCTTGCCAGCAAGGTCGCGGTCAACATCGATGGCGCGTACCCATCCCTGAACATCTGGATTATGATCAGACTTGCGAGCAGCGTGTCGGGTATCACCGATCCAGCCGTCCGAAGTTCGATCTCGATCTGGGAATGCATCATCTATCTGCTCTCTTAGTTGGATTGCAGACTTTGAAAGTCTAGGCTTCATCCAAGTAGAAGTGCTGCTTCGTCGGCGGTGATGCCTAGACGCTCAAGTAGTGCAGCCTTATCGGTAGCGCGTTGAGCTGCGACTGCATCATCTTCTGCCTTCTGTGCAGCGGCAATCTCTGCCTGTACTGCTAGCTCTGCTACTTCTGCATCTGTAAGCTCGATCTCTAAGACCTCGCCTGTAGTGCAGTTTACTTCTATTCGTGTTGGATTAGGCATTTGATACTCCATATAGGTAGGCGGTTGAGTATTCTTGTAAAAGTGTGCCCGTGATCGGGATAATTGTAATTGAAGTGATAGCCGTAGTTTGATTGTAAAGAGTAGCGGCAATATCCATACGTGCAGTAGTCGCGTTGTTTTCTCCCACCGAGTCGATCGAGGAAGATTTTTGATTACTACCTGCATAATTAGGTATGTACATCTCAGTATTTCCAAAAGTGCTAGCCGTTGCACTGTTGCCCGATATGAACATAGTTTCATCGTTTACCGGGTTAGGCGCATTACTGGCAACCGAGGTGCCGGTGCCATATAAAACTCTACCCGTGTATCTTGCTACTGTCGTATCTCCATTAAAATAAAAGCCTAAAGAATCTACTGCGCTTGCTCGATTTGTTCTAGCGCTTATTTTTATCACAAGATCCGTATAGGTGCTCGGGATAGAGCTAAAACTCATCGAAGCCGCTCCACCTGAACCGACTACCTGAGCCGTACCGATCTGAGTATATGTAGGCATTATGCCGCCTTTATTCCGTAGAGAGTAAGAGTCGTACCAATACTCATATTTGCACCTGTAGTATGAAACTCAACGCTCGTGATCGCGCTAGTAGATCTCCACATTGTTACATAAGAAGCGACGTGATTGTCTGGAGAGTTCATACGAGATAAAGAAGTTTTATAGGTATTTGCATTAGAGTAATTTTGGATAGACATAATTATATTTCCCTGAGTAGTGTATAGCGTACCTACCTGTCCGCTAGTGTTTGAATTTGCGGCAGACGAAGCGGCGGTACCATTACCTAAAATTCTAGTCCAACTATAATTACTACCCGTATCAGAATTATATCTTAATACACAGTCTGTAGGGCTTGCAGATATTCCTGCCACTACCAATACCAAATCAGTATAAGTCCCAGAAATAGAAGTAAAAGTAACGCTATTAGTAGCACTCGCAAGCGTTCGAGCCTCGATCTTGTCATAAGTTGATGGCACGATTACCCCTTAATTCCATAGAGTGCGAATTGTGAAGCCGTTGTGATGCTCTGACCGCCGCCTAGAGTAATTTCAATATTTGTAATTGCAGAGGTGCTACGCCATAAAAAAGACTGAAAAAATATGTAACCGTCACCATTGTTATCGTAACCATCTAACGATTTAATTGTCTTAAACTTGTTAGTATCTTTGTAATCTATAAAGTCAATTACGCTTGTGTAATACACGTTAGATCCTGAACCAGTGCCAGTAATTCCAAATAAACCGCTAGTTTGATTAGCCGCCCCATCGCCGGTAATGCTTGATCCACTGCCGAATAATCTATGATAAGTGTAATTAGATCCGCTATCTATAGAGCCATTACCCACACGCAGGGTCATGTTAGTAAATGTGCCTGACTGTGTACCTCGACCTATAGAACGTAACTGTAAGTGAGAATAGGTTGATGGGATCCCAGTAAAGGAAATCGTGCCACTTGATCCCGTGCCATTAGCGGTAGCGATAGAGACATATGAATTGGTGATCGCTGGCTCACCTACCCCATAGATGCCTACAAGATTGTTAAGCATTATGCGATCGCACCTACGACGTACCAGGTATCTGTGCCAGTCTTGATGCAGGCTGCTGACTTATATTGAGCAAGAGTAGGTGCGGCAGGTACTGCGCCAGCTGAGAGGATTGTAGTCGTGCCAGAGGTGACGGCTGAGATAGTGCATGCTCCGACGCCGATGTTGAGGATGTTCAAGACTGTGCCAATAGGGAATGCTACTGAGGCATTGGTAGGGATCTTATAAGCGATCGCCGTAGCCTTGTTCATTAGCTCTAAGACCTGATAGGTATCGGCAATGACCGCCGTATAATCGACAGTCTGTGCTGCGCCGATAGTAAAGGCTACTAGGCCGTTATAGTCTGCGGCTGTAAAGATGTCGCCTGTTGTCGCTGGAAAGCCTTCTGCCATGATTTTCTCCTAGTATCCCATTATGGATTGTCCGATTATACCGTAAGTCGATGATCCTATAATGAATCCCTCAACTATAGGCTCAAGTGTTGTAACTGTGCATTTCATTGAATTAGGGGTTATATCCCATGCCAAGCCCTGCACCTGCAAGGTTTTAACAATTGTCGAACCGTCTGGCTGGACGTTAGTAATCTTGACGTTATCAAAATAATCTAGGCCGATCATGGTATTAGTTGGTACTGCCGTGTCTAGAAGATCAACAGTCATGGCATCAATGCGGATAGTTGTTTCAGCTCTAGTGGCCACATAAATCTTGGCAATGTCTAAGACTTGAGCATCTGTCTCTGGAATCATGTCGGTTACTGTCATGCCATGAGGGAAGTATTTAGCCGATGAAGTTGCATCTGTTGCAGTCTGTGCTGAAGAACCAATGCGTGTCATGCTCGCTTGATTAACGATGAGCTTGTCATCGAAGGCATACTTGAGGTCTGAATAAGGAATGCCTGTAGTCTGATTAAACTCGATAGGCGTGGCCGCCAGAGATCCCACGACATCGGTGCGATCTTTAAATTCTGCCGTGCCATCTGTACGAATAAAGAATGCGCCCTGCTCTGCGAACTCAGCCGCTTTGAGAGCTGCTAAGGATGTTCGAGCCGTGCCGGGATCGGCTTGGACTGTCGTAGATCCCGTGTCAGTAATACGCATTGATGTAGGGAATGAGACTTGATCAAGGATCTTAGTAATACGAGTGCCAGTAGTCTGGCCAGCAGTTGCTCCGCTGACAGTAGATACGTTAGCCATCTGAAAGAGTCTAAAGGCATCCGAGCAGACGATATCGACGTATCCAGTCTCCTGCCCTGTTGGATAGTAATACTTATACGAATCGACATAACCTGAAAATAAGAACTCCTGTGCGGTTGCAGTAGTAGCAGCTACACGGATCTTGCGTAATGGAGTCAGATATCCATAATAAGGACTGGAGACATTTTGAGGGTTGAAATAAGAATTAGGATCTAAGACTCGAACTATGCAGTTGCCAGCCTCATAGGTATCTCGCATGATGTTACGGCCACGAGTGATCTTGATCGATCGAGTGACATCGCTGAGATCAACTACTGGATCTGGAACTTCTGTCGATGCGAATTGAGATACTCCGATTACGCCGTACTTGGCATCTCCGACAGTAAACGGATAGCCGAATGTAGCACCTTGGCTAAAGTCGAAGGATACCGAGATCGTCGCTGGAAGACTCATGTCGCTATAGAACCCTTAGCGGCGAATCTATTAGTCTGACTGAATGATCCTGAGAGTGAGTCATTGATCTGGCTGTCGCGTATTGCTCCACCGACTGCCTGACCATCGAGCTCGACTGTGACGTTTATAGTTGGATTAACTCCAGCAATCACGCCTGCTCCAAGGCCGCCTAACGGTCCTACTTGGCTGTAAGAATCTTTAGCGTAATCTGGCACGTTGAAGTTAGGTACTAGGCCACCATAACCGCCGCCTGTTACTGCTCCTGCCATGGCAATAGGGCCCATGTCCGGAGCCTTCCAATTGCGATAAGGATTAGGAGCTTCAGGGGTAGCAAGTAAAGCAGCATTGAGTTCATTCTGTCGCTTGACCGCTGCGCTCAATTCACCGCTTAGTTTAGTAGCTTGCGCGTCATTCTTATCGAGCAAGGCTAATTGAAGGTTGAGAGAGAGGCGATCGGTTTCACTTATCTGACCTTTAAGGGCTGCTGCAATGTTGATTCGATCCAGTTCAAGCAATCGGGCAGCCTTTTCCAAAGCAACCTTTTTCTTACTATCGGCTAGCGCCTTAGTCTGTAAAGCCGCTAACGCTTTAGCGCGCTTGAGTGCCTCGGCTTCTGCCTTCTTACGAGCTGCCTCATTAGGATCAATGAAAGTGCCGCCTAAAGCGGATGAAGGATAACCGCCCATTCCTGGAGTAGTGATCTTACTAAAGCCTTGAATAAAAGATTTCAACTGACCTGGAAGGCTTAATTCCATAATCTTAGGCCAGATATCGCTTATGTATTTTTCTACTCCAGGCAATTTCTTGAATTCTGCGACCATCGTCGCTAGGCCTGTGAGTACAGAACTAATCTCGGTTGCTAATTGCTCCATAGAATCGGCTAAAGGTTGAATCGTGTTACCTTCTCCAGCAAGAATACTTAATGAATCAACTAGACCTTTACCAATAATTTCTTGAGCTTCTCCGGCGGCGGTGCCAAGTATCTGCATCTTGCCTGCATAAGTTTCAAGATAGGCAGCATTAGCGCCCGAAAATTGCTTAGTAAGTTTTTCCTGTATATCGGCAAAACTCATTGTTTTTAATTCAGCCTTAGTTATGCCTAAACTATATTTAGTTAATCCTTTAGTCTGCCCTAGGTATGCGGCGCTCAAATCTGAAACTACAGTTTCGTAGTCAACTCCGCTGCCGCGTGAAATATCTAAAGCCTGGGTAAGTAACTCTGTTGACTTCTTAACTGAGCCAGTAGTCTGCAATAATTTCTGCATCGATGGACGTAACATGTCATCGGTTACGCCTGAAGCCTTAGATAACTGGCTTATGAACTGCTCGATGACTGGGGTCTCAAAAGCTAATCCTAAATTCTTTACAGACAATGCAAGCTGAGAGGCAGCCTTCTGATCAGCCATAAATGCCTTGACAGATTGCTTGCCGAAATTAATTACGGCGGCGGTCGAAAGACTTATACCTGCTGCGCCTGCTAACTTGCTAAAAGATTTAGTAATTCCCTTGATGCCTTTATCGACATCGCCTAAAGCCTTTTTGCCTTTGTTTTCTACAATTAACGGGATTCTTAATTCAGCCATTAGTTAGCACTCCCATTGAACTTAGCGGCTGCCTTTTCAAGCGCCTTAATTACTCCAGCTTTAGCCTTGCCTTCATCTTCTTTGTAAGCCTTAAACATCGCACGACCTGCCATCTTGCCAGCACCTGCAAGGCCACCCTGTAAACGTGGAGTAAAGCGACCAGAGATCCCAGACTTACGTCCGGCAGTTTCATAGATTGCACCTGCTGCTGTCTTATTGTGGATCGATACAGTCGATGACCATCCTTCGCGGTTAGGCTTAGTAGGTGTCAACTTATAGCCGACGCCACGTCTTACTTCACCTGCATCGTACATTGGAAAGGTTGCAGTCTTGACATCATGCTTGACCAAGCCTGAAGGCATGTCAGCATTAGAAGGCATGAAGCCCCTAGCCTTTTTAACTAAAGGCTTCAGGAATCCAACCATCTCATCGCGTGTTGCTTTGTCAAGATCAGGGGAAAACTTCTTCAGAGCCTTGCGCAATTCATTAGCGCCTTTTAGCTCTGTAGGCATTCTCCTGCTCCTTCGCTCTGTCCTTCAATGCCTTCAGTATCATCTGAAGCATCGATGGATCTAAATCAATTAAGTATTGTGGAGGGATAGCCGTCTCAATGCTCAAGCGAGCAATGAGATAGTGGATGCTATCCCTGCCTAGGCCAAAGGGTCAGACTCTGCAACCTCGACACTCTTTAAGGTATCGAGAAAGTCTGCGCCGAATGGCTTGACTGTGACTCCACTTAGTCGAAGGCCTTCCCAGGCAAGCCAATAGATATCTGACTGACGTTCTAAAGTTCTAAAGGCAAGATGAAATCCCATCTTGGCATGCAACTCGAACGCGTATTCGAGACGAGGTGTGATCTCGATCTCGGTGACGCTATTGTCTGTCATTGTTACTATTAATTTGGCCATGCTGTTGCCCCTTTGTTTAGTTTCTTAGAATGTACCTGTTGTGGCAACTGCTACTGTACCAGAGACGTTCCATGTTACAGATTGCATACCGATGTCTCCGACTGCGCCGTTGATATCAGTTGTGTTGTTTACCAGGCAAGTCATTGTGTAGAGAGGGTTGGTCGCAGAGACTGCGGTTCCCTTTTCCTGTAGGAGAACTACTGTGACGTTAGTTCCCCATGCAGCTTGAAGTGTTGCAAGTACGTTCGCTGATGCGGTGTCATTTAGGAAGTCAATTGTGACGCTTGAAGTTTCTAGGCCTTTTACTGCCTTCACTCCAGAATCGCCCATCGCGGTGACGGCCAATTCTTCGAAAGCGCGGTTCAAAGTAATTGATTGGACATGATCGCTGAGATCGACTGAGTTAACCTTCACGCCGACCTTGTTATTTAAGAATACAGCCATGAGATTATTCCTCGTCTTTCTTAGTAGTTACTGGCTTAGGTGTTGATGGTGCTACCTGCCCGATCTTGATCAGGAAGGCTTCTTGCTCTTTTTCCCACTCGGACATTTTAGCTCCAACTCGTTAGGACTGAGATATTGATATTGCATGTTAGTAAATCACCTGAGACGGCATTGAGTACGGCTGGAGCCGATACGTCTGTGACGTTGTAGGTGTATGAGGATGCCGCAAGCAAGTTGAACACTCGCACTACGTCATCTTCAATTCCATTGAGGTTGCCTTCGTTATCGAGCAAAGGCACGAGGATGGTCAGCTGAAGGTTGGCCATTGGCGAGATCGATGCATGCCAGCCGTTAGATGGCGAGATGTAAGGATCTGCTGGCGCTACGATCACGCTGTTGGCAATCGGTGTTGCAGGTGGGAATGAGAAGACTGAATACTTTGTGTTGTCTGTAAGAGCTGCTGCGATTCCTGCGCGGAGTGTTGAGATGGCGGCCATGGTTAACCGATCTGCGATCTCGGATCGAGATAAGGCGCAAGCAACCCACGCACTCTGGCCACGAGTGTCGAGGACATGGTGAAGGGCGACGGCTGGAATCCGTCAATTGAAACTGACTGACCAGTTGGGGACTGCCTTGCTTGCCAAATCGTAATGCATATCATAAGAGATGCTTCTTGAATTGCCGGAACTGTTGAATAGTCTGTGTAGGTTTCAGCTGCCGCGATGCCATAAGGCTCGACTGTGTGATAAGGATTGTCGCTAGTGTGAGAAGTAGTAACTGTGAATGATCTAGTGCCTACGCCTGTAATTGTCTTTGTGCCATTGTACTTTGTGCCAGCGCCAGAGATTGTTACTGATTGTCCGACGTAGAAGTAATCGCGAATAGGCTGATCAAAATAAAGTGTGCCGACCGTCCCTGTGTTGCCGTGAGCAATGATGTATTGCTGGTTCTTCCATAGAAAGGGCAACAAGACGTTGTCTGAAGCGTCGCAGACAGACTGCAAGACTGCATCGGTGTAGAGAGTACCTACGCCTAGAGCCGTACGAAGTTCTGCAACTGTTGTCAGAGCCATATTGTTTACCTTTCTAAAGACTGGCAGGGTAGAAGGGCACTACCCTGCCAGCGACTTAGTGTGGCTTACGCCTTGTTATTCTTGAATGCGCCTGCTCCGACCTTGGTCGCAATTGCGCCGTAGCCGTAGTAGCCGATTGTGATCTGTCCTGCCGCTGTTGACTCTGCGCGTAGGCGATAAGTTGGTGACTCGTACCATGTGTAAGCATCTGGGTTAACGATGATGATTGATCCATCTGTGTCAGTTCCAGCAGCTGTGTTAGGTGTGACGTACAAGTTCAATCCTGCGACGTTACCCTGTAGTGATGTAGGTGTCACGAGACCGCCTGCATTTTGTGGCTGGCTCGCTGAATAAATTGGTCGCCCATTATCCGCTAGTGTCATGATGTTCGACCATTGGCTGGTATTTACAATCATGTTGCGAGCGAATGGGTTAGCAAGGCCAAGTGTTGCGCCATATACAGAAGCTGCACCGCGAGCAACGATTCCGAGAAGCTCGGCTGCTGTTGGGTAGGTAACTGTTGTGGTTGCATCGGCTGTTGCGCCTGTGATGAGTGCAGCGTTAACTGCTGCATCTGTAGCCTTTGCGTATGCTGCAGCCATGTTGCGAACGAGTTCATCGAAGAATGCTGGAGATGTACGATCTAGCAATTCTACTGAGAATGTCTGCTGTCCAGCGTACTTCTTGACATCAACTGAAAGGAATGCAGATGTCTGATCTGTATCTTGGAATGCTGCATCTTCAGCTGCTACTGCAACTGCTGGCATTGCTGTGATCTTTGGGATCTCGAAAGTCATACCTGCATCTGGAAGAACCCCACGAGAGATTGCTTCGATCGATGGGCGGATAGTTGTACCGAGAGGGTTGATGATCTCTGAAAGTTGACGTGTTGGTACGAGACCAGCGTTGTCAGTTGTGTTGTCTGCTGCTGCGATGTATTGACGTGCTGCATCGTCGCCCATTGCTGCGCGAATTGTGTTTTCAACGTACTTAGCCGCTGTTACTTCGATGCGTGGCTTTGTGTAAGCCATTGCTGTTACAGCAGGGCGAGCAGCTTCAACTGCGGCAGCCTCAACTGTAGGTGTTGCTTCGACTGCTGAAGTGGTGTCTTCCACGGTGGCTGTCTCGCTTTCTGTTGGTAGGGTTTCTTCAACGGCTTCATCTTCAGACGCCGCGATATCGGTTACGGCGGCAGACTTAAAGGCTGCTGCCTGAACCAAACTTACTTCGAGTAGGTCGGCACTCGATACGTACAGCACGCCATTCTTAGGCTTTGCTGCATTGACCATAACTCCGACTGATAGACCAGTACGAAGTTCCTCGCTGGCTTCGATGAGAGCATCTGTGCCGCGTGATGATTTAGAAATCTTGAAAGACGCGAAGATGCCTTCCTCGGTTTCATTGAAGAATTGAGCGCGGCCGATTGGCTGCTTTGGATCATGCTCTAGTAGGAGCTTGACTTTCGTCGAGTCAGCGATATTAATCGCGCCACGCTCAAAGACAACGGCTCCGGCAGATGTGTTGCCTACTTCGCCATTAAAGGGAACGATCTTTCCAGAGATAGTGCGCTCTGACGCATCTGCTGTAAGTTCTGCTGAGAATGTGAGCATCTCTTTCATTGCATGCCTTCGCTTCCGTTAGGTGTTAGATCAGTCATCTCCATCGCTTGCTCCTGTGTAATTAACTGAAGATCAAGAAGTTCGCGAATGATTGAAAGTTCTTTAAGTGGGTCTGTGCGTAGATAGTTGCTATCAAGATCGAACTTTACGACGTTGCCGCGAGCTGTGATGTCGTCCATTGATAGACGATCCTCAATGGCAGACACGAAAGGCTGCAAGGATAGTGTGAGGAATTGAAGTCTCTCATCTTGGACGTTGGCATAGGTCATTGTCGTGTTCTGATCAGCTGAAACGTAATAAGGTGGGACGTTGCATAGACGAGCGATCTCAGTCGCAAGATTCTGGATTGCCTCGTTGTACATCATGTCTTTAGGGCTAAATCCGACTGACTCGTAATTAAGAGTCGAAGTCAGGTAAGCCGTTGAGCGATTTTGACGAGCAGACTTCCATGCTGAAAGTAATCCTTGAACTTCTGAAGGTGGAAGGTCTGCGCCTGTGTTCTTGAGGTAGCCAGTTGCCATTGGAGTCGCTGCTGCAATTACTGACGCCTTCTGGATGTCCAGAGCTGCGCGAATAGTCGATGTTCCTGTATTGAGAATGCCATCGCTTAAAGATTGGAATGTGATAAGAGATCCAAGGCCGTCCATCGGTACTGTCGTGCCATCGATGGCATAAGACTTTACGAAGACGTTATCGCGATCGAGAGTGGCTGTAACACGACTGTTAGCGATCCATTCGAAGCGAGATGGTCGGCCGTCTTCTTGGTAAGTCTCTACAACTTGCCAAAATGCTTGGCCGTAAAATAGAAGTGAGTCAACTGTGTAGGCAATAGTTACTGATCGAGGCTGAGAATAAGAAGGCTGGTCAAGCCAGAGAGGCTTGCCTAATTCTTCGCCTGTTGACTTCTTGTATAACTCGAGAGGGATTGTGCCGATAGTGCCAGCGAGAAGATTGCGACATCGAGCTAGTGCCGGAACTCCCATTGCTTCTGTGCGTCCGACATAAGCGAATTGGAATGGCATCGCATACGGCGAATACTCACCTAAGACCTGCGGTGCGTACTGCGCTTCGACATTGGCCTTCGGTGTTGCACCTGTGAGGCGCGAAAGGATACCCATAGACCGCAATTATACACTACATGTTGTGTTATTCGGTGTATATAGCCGCTACCTGTTGTGGTTTAAGTAGCATGGATACAACCATTGCGAGAGAGATCGGTGCGGATACATCGCCAGCGCTCTTACGCTTTACGATGCGCCAGCTTGAGTCATTAGTCTTAGCCGCGCAATTATTCATCTGCTTAATCAATTCTTCTTGGCCATTGTGGACTACTCGACCATTGACCATGCCATCGAGAAGGTCAGAGCAAGCCTGATAGAACTGCTGGCCTGAGACATCCTGAACTATCTGACCAGCATTGGCCAATCTTTCAGCGATCGATTGCGTCGTGTACTTGTCGTAGCAGATCATCTTGGGACGATACTGATCTGCCCAACCTTTTATATCAGCTGCGATCTTTAGATCATCTACCGAGACTTGACTTTCCCACGTCTGGAGAATCCCGACACCGATTCTTCCGTCACCCATAATCTGACCAGCAACGAGGCTCGCATTGCGGCGAGATGGAGATACATCGAAGCCAAAGACTGTATAGCCACCGATCGGAATCTGGAGCGTGGCATCGCTGGTCGCCTCAAGTACGCCATGAGGCCATGGACTCTGTAGAGAATCAATCCATTGGCATAGAAGTTCAGTTCTAATATCTTCAATCTTATTTGTCGCGACAGCTTCTTCAAGGGACTCCTCTGTGATCGTGTAAGACAGGGCTGGATTGGCCATTGCCCATGCATTGCGGTCTGTAATCTTGCAGTATTGCGGTGCTGACCATTCGTAGAATCCGAATGACTTAGGCGGTGCAGATAAGGCTCTTTCTCTTAGCGTGTTTAGGGTTTCAGAGAAGGCATCTCCAGCATTGGATGTAAGCAAAGTCTGTGCGTTAGGTCTGGCACGAGTCGTAGGGATTGCAGCTGTGTAGCCATCCTTGCTGATCTCTCGGACTTCATCGATCCAGAGAAAGTCTGCTGTGCGTCCACGAGATGAGTCACGAGTATCTGATACGAGGTCAAGGGTTGCCCCATTGAGAAGCTCTATTCGCTCACCGCCATTGGCATATCGGATGGCTTTAGTTCCGGCCTTTAAGTGAGGCGCATTCTCGATGATCCAAGCAATTTCACGAAAGGTCATAAGGGCAGTCGCTCGGTTAGAAGACATGATCAGGTGCTTAGTTTCGCCACCATAGAACAGCCCCCAGATGACTCTCATTCTGCCTAAGTGAGACTTGCCATTCTGTCGAGCTATGAGGCAGAGCGTAGTCTTGCGAATGTACATGCCTTTAGCGTCGACTCGCATCATGTCATCAAGCATCCACTTCTGCCATGGCAATAAGGGCATGCCAAGATCCTCTGCAACCTTGGCGATCTCATCTGAACGTGTTTTGCCCTTGAGAAGTGGACTGTGGAGCCTTGCCTTGGTTGCCCCTCGCAACGGCTGTTTACGAGGTGGCACTAGTCAGGACTGTCTGTGACTGGTCGGGCAGTAAAGGGACTATCCAGCATCGTTCTGGACTTCATCGGGTACATATTGCCAGA